TTACGGAAATGGTGACATCAATGCTGGCGGATTTTGCCCGGTTGATGATCCGCCAGAACATTACCGGCCCGCTGGCACAAAGTGTTGGAGGTTATTTTTCCAGCCTGTTCGGCGGCAGTACCGCAGCAATGGCAAGTTCTTCGACAACGTTTGGCAACAGCTATACAGCGGGCATCTATCATGATGGCGGACAGATTGGCACCGGCACCCGGTCGCGGCAGGTTGATTTGTCGCTGTTTGACGATGCTCCGCGTCTTCACGGTGGCGGTTCGGTGGCATTGGCCCACAATGAAAGGCCGATTATCGCGCTTGATAATGAACGCGTGCTGACACAGGCCCAACAGCAAAACACGGTGCAAAGCCTGATGGCATTGGCGAATATAGCATCTGCGAAGGATCAACCTTTATCGGTGAAGCTGAACGTTACCAACAATGCAGGACGTGTTGCCGAAGCATCGGCTTCAGCACGAAAAGACGGCAGTGGTGGCCTGACGATTGATGTGTTTGTCGAAGAAATCGAAGGGCGGATGTCAAATAACATCGCACGCGGCAAAGGGTTGGCAGATGTGATTGAGAACCGCTACGGCCTCGACCCCGCCGCAGGCGCACGGAGATAACAATGACGGCAAATGTAGACTGGCCGGACCAGCTTCCGCTGCCAACATTTCAGGGCTATGGGATTGAACCCACCGATTCAATTTTGCGCACTGAAATGGAAAGCGGCGGTGCCCGGCAACGCGCCCAATTCACCCAGACGCCAACGCGCATTCCCGTGCGTTGGCGTTTTACGATGTGGCAATTTGCTCTGTTTGAATCATGGTGGAAACACAAAGCCCGCGAAGGGGCGGCTTATTTCAATATCACTCTGCTTGGTGGACTGGGCATGGTGGTCCACGAAGCCCGGTTTATTGGTAAAGGGAGCGGGTCTTATACCGTTGAAGCCCTGCGCGGCGGCAAGGCCGGGAACCCCGATTATCGACAGGGGGTAACATGGGTTGTCAGTTCAACCCTTGAAGTCCGCGAACGCGCCATCCTTAGCGATGAAGCCCTTGATATTGCCTTGGAGGAAGATGTGCCGGGGCTGCTTGCGGCTATCAACGATGTTCATTCCCTCATTCACATGACGATGCCTGGACCGGCGACCTGGAGTTAACAAACAATGGCAACCTTGCAGGAACAGCTTGAAGCATCGGTATCGAAACTGAATACCGATAGCGATATCATGCACCAGATCGTTCATGCGGATTGGCAAACAATTGTCAATACCGAAGGCGGTCAGGTCAAATCGCTGGCAAAAACGATCCATGATCTGGAAACAACCTATGCCGCCAACGCTGTCATTACGATCAGCCAGACCAATAACACCGATGCCTTTAACTGGGCGAACCGCGCACCCGATAGCGGCTATACGGACAGTGCCGGTCATAGCGGCTATTCAGCGCGGCATTATGCACAAAAGGCTGAAATCGCTGCGTCACAGCTCCCGGCGAACAAGTTCGACGCAACCCGTGATCCTACGGCAAATGACGATACCAATGCAGGCTTTGATGCCGGTTCGAACTGGTTGAATGTCAGTTCAAAGGAAGCCTTCAAATGTATTAATTCTGCGGTCGGGTCGGCAGTTTGGGTAACAACAACCCTGACGTTGGATGACTTGGGTACGGCAGCGGCACAAAATATCGGGACAGGTGCGGGACAAATCCCCATTCTTGATGAAAACGGGGATTTTCCATCTGTAAGCCTTGCCGTTGATGCGGCTGATGATATGCAGCCAGTAACAAAACGCCAGCTAGATGGGGCTATCGCTCAAGAGGTTTGGGTTGATCGCGGAGATCAAGTCATTTGCACGGCACAAATTCCAATCGACAATACGATCCCGCAGATTACCGAGGGGACCGAGATTTTAACAGCTTCCATTACGCCTCGTTCGACTCAATCCGTGATCGAAGTTGAGGCGGTTTTGTGGGCGGGCCTTAACGCAAATCATTGGATTATAGGTGCGATTTTTCGCAGCGACAAATCCGACGCCATTGTGTCGCAGCCAGCATACACAGCAACGGGAAACGCAGCGGCCCTTGTTGTCTTGAAAAAACAATTCGTCTCTGAAACGACTTCACCACTGGAATTTTCACTGCGCGCCGGACCAGCGGGGGCATACACAATGCGGGTAAATGGGACCGGAACACCTATTTTAGGGGGTAACGGCATTACCAGTCTGCATGTTCGTGAAGTTTTATAGAGGCAAGTTAAGAGATTCATTAAATGCCAAATGAACAAATGAGCGCAGCTTTGCGCGAAGCCTATGCGTCGGCCCCAGCTGATATTCTCACGCTTCATACCCTTGAAATCCGGCATCCTGATTTTGCTGCCCCGATCCGCGTGGTCCGCAACTACCCGGATGATAAAACTTGGCTTGCCGCCGGGGACCCGGATGTTGCCCCTATTCTGGATGCAATGGAATATGAAGATCGCAAGCAAATCGGACTGGTGGCACGACTTGAAAATGACGCGCCGGTCGATGGTGGGCAAATGGTGGCCTTCATCGCGCTGGCCTTTGAGCTGCAATTGCCTGACATCGATACGGTTGCTGTGCCTGAAGCACGGTTGCAAATCGATAATGTCGGGCGCGAAATGTCAGACGCGCTGGCACTGGCCGCAAGCAGCCAGCATAAAATCGAAGTGACCTACCGGCCCTATAATTCCAATGATATTCAGGGGCCGCAATGGGACCCGCCCTTAACCCTGACGCTTGCCGATGTTGACGCTGACCCGCTGGTGGTGCGCGGCAGTATTCGTATGCTTGATGTGGGCAACAAGGCGTTTCCCGGCAAAACCTATGATCCCGAAATGTTTCCGGGGCTGGTGACATGACCAGCACACTTCATTGGGCAGCCCAATATATCGGCCTGCCGTATCATCCAGAAGGCGAAGGGCCCGACAGTTTCCACTGTTGGGCCCTTGTTCGTTATGTGAGCGAAAAGCAATTTAGTCGCCCCCTGCCTGAAATCGATGTGCCACAAAGCCCGCTGGGCCAAATGCAGGCCATTCGCGATGAACTTAGCGGATCACGCTGGCATAAACTGCAATCCCCCGGCGAGGGGGCCTGTGTGGTTTTGCGGCGGGGTCGCCGCCCCGGTCATATCGGTATGTGGGTTGAAACCGCAACAGGCGGCGGCGTTCTGCACTGCATTGAACGGCTGGGCGTTGTTTTTCAGCCCATCGATCAGCTTGCGGCACATGGCTACCGCATTAGCGGGATTTACCAGTTCAAGGGTTAAAAACATGCAATTGCAAACATCTGATGGTTTGCAGGCCGGTATTGTTGTGCATGTTCACAACGTTATCGAACCATCGCAGGGGCGTGAGGTTTTTTGCCTGGACCAGCCCGTTACCATTCGGCAGTGGCTGAATGATCAGCGAATTACCGAATTTTCGGTACCAACGGTTTGCATTCATAATGACCGGCCTGTTCTGCGTGAAACGTGGGCCGTGACAGTCATTAAACCAGGTGATATTTGCCAGTTCTGGGCGTTGCCGCATGGTGGTGGCGGGGGTGGTGGCGGATCAAATCCGCTGCAAATCGTTTTGACCGTCGCGATTATGGTTGCGGCTATTTATACGGGTGGTGCCGCTGCGGGTGCCCTTGGTTTTGTGCAGGGTACTGCAAGCTACGCTGCGGTATCTGCCGCAGTCGGCATTGCCGTTACGGCGGCAGGAAACGCGCTGGTAAATGCCCTGATCCCGGCCCCAAAGCCGTCTGTCGCCTCTTATTCATCGGGCAGCTATCAGGCTCCCAGCCCGACCTACAGCCTTCAGGGGCAGGCAAACAGTGCGCGGCTGGGCAGCGTAATTCCCGCCCAATATGGGCGGCATAAACGCTACCCCGATATGATCATTTCGACGGCATGGTCTGAATATATCGACAATGATCAATATATTCACATGCCGCTCTGCCTTGGACTTGGCCGGTATGACATTGAAAAAATCCGCATTGCCGATACCGACATTGGCAATTTTGATGAAATCACTTACGAAATCGTCGAACCGGGCGAAAACATCACCCTGTTTGATATCAATGTCATTACGCGCGACGAAGTTTCAGGTCAGGAGCTACCTGGCACAAACGAGGTTGAAAGCGAAACGTGGTGCGGGCCGTTTGTCCTGAACCCGGTTGATAGCGTGGCCCATCAGGTCGGCATTGATGTGGTGTTTGATCGTGGCCTTTATTACGCCAATGACAACGGCAGTTTCGCCAGCCGCACGGTGACATGGGATGTGCAATGCCGGGCCATTGATGATGATGACGAACCAGATGGCGACTGGGTTGTTCTGAGGCAGGAAACGAAAACTGCCGCGACCAACGATGTGTTGCGGATTTCCTATAAATACGACCTGCCGTTACCAGGGCGATATGAAGTCCGGTTGCGGCGGACCAATGCAAAGGATCTGTCAAGCCGGGCTGGAAACAGTATCTTGTGGGCTGGGTTGAAAGCCTTTGTTGACGGTCCTGATCATTTTGATGATGTGTCGCTTCTGATGGTGCGCATGAAAGCAACGAACAACCTTAGTCAGCGTACCAGTCGACAGGTCAATGTGATTCAGACGCGGAAATTACCGGTCTGGTCGCCCGCTACCGGGTGGAGTGACGAACAGCCGACACGTTCAATCGTGTGGGCGATGTGCGACATTGCGAAGGCAGATTATGGGGCGCAACTACCAGACAGCCGATTGGTGCTTGAAAAGCTGACATTGCTTGACGCGCAACTAGAGGCACGCGGCGACCATTTCGACGGCGTGTTTGACAGCAAAACAACCGTTTGGGATGCGCTAACCAGAACCGCCAGGTGCGGCAGGGCGGTGCCTTTTCTGCAAGGCGGCATTCTTCAGATTGTCCGTGATACCCCACAAAACCTGCCTGTTGCCATGTTTGGCCCGCGCAACATCGTTAAAGGGTCTTTCAGCCTTAAATACATCATGCCGTCCGATGACACGGCAGATGCCGTTAAGGCCGAGTTCTTTAACGAACGCACATGGAAGCCCGCCACTGTTATCGGCAAGCTGCCGGATTCGGCTGGTGACAAACCGGCAACGGTCAGCCTTTTTGGTATTACGAACCGGGCGCATGCCCTTCGCGAAGCCGACGCGATGGCGGCAGATAATCGCTATCGCCGGGTGATTGTCACCTTCAGGACCGAACTTGACGGGATGATTCCCAGCCGGGGCGATTTGCTGGCCGTGACACACAATATGCCGCGATGGGGACAAGGTGGTGAAGTCGAAGAATGGGACCCGGTAACTCGAACGCTCGCACTTTCAGAGCCTGTGACGTTTGAAGATGGCCTCACACACTACATTGCTTTGCGCAAACAGGACGGGTCTTTTGCTGGTAGCTGGCAGGTGCAGCCGGGGCCAAAACCGAAACAGATTATCGTGACTGATGATCTGGGCTTCACGCCCTATACCGGTAGTGAGATGGAACGCACATATTTCAGTTTTGGTCCTGATGACAGGTGGGCGAAGTTTTGCCTTATGCAAACGGCGCGGCCTAGAAACGGGGGATCACAGATCGAAATAACAGCCGTGGTTGATGATGTCAGGGCACATGTGAACTGACACAGGGAACAGTCAAACACAGCCCGTTTAACGCTTGCCCGGCCTTTTGGTCGGGCTTTTTTTATGCCTGTGCCGTAGGGGGAAATCCGTGGATAGCGACACGATCCGGTGGCTGTTAGGCGGCGCTGTCAGCGTGATTTTGGGGCTGATTGGCTTTCTGTTCAAGCGACAGTCAGACCAGGCGACCGATGCAGCCCAAAGCCGCGCAAAGCAATGGGATGCGATTAACAAACTGCGCGACGACCTTCACGACCTTGAACGTCGCATGCTTGAAAGCATGGCAACCAAGCAGGACCTGCGGGAAATGGAAACCCGCATCACAGCGGCGATTACAGCCGCTTTAACTCAATTGGAGCATAGAAGATGAAGATCACGGTTGATCGCTTTACCAGCGATCATAACAGCACCGTCGGCCTGGTAAGGGTTGACGGTGTTTTTGTATGTTTTTCGCTTGAAGATCAGCATCGCGACGGGCCCAAAGTTCGCGGGGAAACGCGCATTCCAGCGGGTCATTATAATGTTGGTTTGCGAACAGTCGGCGGCTTTGATGCACGGTACGCCGTGAAATTCGCCGATATCCATGAAGGCATGTTGCATATCAAGGATGTTCCGGGTTTTGAGTACATCCTCTTTCACGTTGGTAACACCGCCGACGATACCGAAGGGTGCCTTCTGCTTGGAACGGGTGCGTCCACCATACCAGGGCGTTTATCGGTCGCCCATAGCGTCGATGCCTATCGCGCATTCTACCCGATGGTGATTGATGCGGCCAAGGCCGGAAACCTGACTGTCGAGATCATTGACAATGATTTGCGGGGTGAATAATGGCATTCGATCCAATTAGCGCGGTGTTTGGCATTGCTGACACCGTGATCAAGCGCGTCTGGCCGAATCCCGAAGATCAGGCGAAGGCGCAAATAGAGCTGGCAAAGCTGCAACAGGAAGGCAGCTTCAAGGAACTTGATGCGCAAGTTCAGGTTTTGATGGGGCAAATTGAAACTAACAAAATTGAAGCCGAACACGGTGGTTTGTTTAAGGGTGGCTGGCGTCCGGCAGTCGGCTGGGTGTGCGCTGCGGCTATGGCATATACTTTCATCCTGAATCCGATGATTGTATCTGCCGTTCAGATCATCGCCCATTTCACGGGGGCTGAACTGTTCCCGCTTGAATTCCTGCCTGACCTTGGCTGGCAGGACCTATCACCCGTCCTGATCGGTATGCTTGGCCTGGGCGGGCTAAGGACCTTCGAGAAGCGGCAGAGCCGCATTCAAAACACGCAGCAACCTAAATAACCATTGACACTATCTAAAATAGCACTGCAACCCGGTTGCAAATTGTTTGGCAGTGCCTTTTGGACGCCGCAGTAATCCTTGGGTCAAAATTTGGCTAAAATTGCCAAACATCCTTGAAAACAAACGATTTCTTGGTAACTCTTAATCAGCGGGTCCTGGGTTCGAATCCCCGTGCGCCCACCAATCAAACCCCCGAAAACATTCATGTTTTCAGGGGTTTTGTTTTTTCGGTATAAAATCAGCCCTTTTATCCAGAAGAGCCTGCCCGTTCGCGAATTTCGGCAAAGCGCCAATCACACAAAAGCTTTCCATTGCGATAAACAGGTATCAACACATCCCGGTCGCCTGCGGCATCCGCAGCGATGGTGACATATTCCCCATTTTCACGTACCAGCGCCAAACGGCCACGTTTGCTATGCTTTGCATGGTCGGTGATCGGGTCTTTATAGACATCAATCCACTGACCCTTGATTTGTGCGGCGGAACATTTCATGGCGAATTTCAGGGTATCGCGGTTTAACTGCTGAAGCAGGCCACCGCCCATGCCAAAGGCGATATTATCCGCCGCCCAGCCCTTGTCGGCCAGATTGCGCAAGATACGCCCGATGGTATCAATATTAATGCCATCGCCCTGAATAACCCGAACACAGGGGGCTAGCACCTTGTAGCCCTTCGCATTCAGGCTGTAGCCGAATTTTTCCCCCAAATGCACAACACAATCCACCGGCACCACCGCCGGATTGCCTGAATCTGGTCGTACCACAATGGTTGCCCCGCTATCGATCACTTCCTGGCGCAACTCCTCGCCCCAAATTTTATCAACAGCGTTAAAAAGATCGTAGCTGTCAGAAACAACAGCAACCAGCTTTCCCTTGCCGCCAAACTGGCGGATCATATTACGATATGCACGCGCCTCGCCATCTCGTCCCCAGGCCGTCATGGTGGCG